CAGACCAAAGCTCTATTTCTTCTACTTTTACCATTACGATGCCAGCCGCTAATTCTTCTAGTGCTATTGTAAGGATTAATTGATGTCTTTTACATACGCACAGCTAGAAACAGCAATACAGGATTTCACAGAAAACTCTGAGACATCCTTTGTAACAAACCTGCCGGTGTTTATTCGCGGTGCAGAAGACCGTATTTTTACGCTTGTTGATCTTGAGCTATTCCGCAAGAACGCTACTTCACAGCTTACGATTGGTGACCCGTACCTTAATGTTCCTGTAGATTATCTGGCTCCGTTTTCTTTGCAGATTACCACAGCAAACTATCAAGAGTTCTTAGAGTTTAAGGATGTTAACTTCGTTCAGCGGTATTCACTAGACTATGGCAGCAACGCAACGCCTAAATACTACTCTATTTTTGATGTAGATAATTTCATTGTTGGCCCGACCCCGAATTTAGCGTATGACGTAGAGCTACACTATTATTATCGTCCAGCCAGCATCACTGCCGGGCTGGCATCTGGAACAACGTGGCTTAGTGAAAACGCCCCGAATGCTCTTCTTTACGGTTCGCTTGTTGAAGCGTATACTTACATGAAAGGTGAGCAGGACATGTTGCAGTTGTATGAGCAGCGGTTCGCGCAAGAAGTACAACGCTTAAAGGATTTGGCTGAAGCTAGAGAGAATAGCGATGCCTACAGGAGAGGTCTACCTGATAGGCCACGCACATAAACAGGAGTAAAAGACGATGGCAACATCAAATGCAGCAACCACCTATCTAGAAAGGCGCGTTATTGACTATTTGTTCAAGAACGATTCCCTTTCTTTTGCTACGCCGGGAAACAGTATTTATGTCGGCCTAGCCACCGCAGTAATATCTGCGGAAAACGGTAGCGTCACTGAGGTTCAAGTAGACACAGACGACGCTAACTACATACGCCAGCAGGTACAAGCGGCAGATTGGAAACAATCTGTTACCACTATCGCTGTGAACTTCGCCCAAGGCGACACAGAGCTAATCTTGACAGATGCTGAAGCGTTTCCAGTAAGCGGTACAGTAACCATTGATGATGAGATTGTTACATATACCGCAAAGGACACAACAGCTACTGCGGATGTAAACGGTGCGGTTACATCTTCAACTAACGTGGCGGTTGACGGCAATGCTGGCACAATCACTGTTGGTATGGTTGTCACTGGCACAGGTATCAGTGGCACGGTTCGCGTAGCGCAAGTCACTAGCCAGAACGCTATTGTACTAGACACAGCCGTTACCTTGGCTGATGACACCGCCCTTAACTTTGACGGCACAAACACACTAACAGGTTGTACACGCGGCGCATCAAGCACTACAGATTACGCGCACACCGCAGGCGATACCGTTGTTTGTGACACTCAGAGAGTTATCAACGATAACAACATCGAGTACGCGGCAGCGGCAGGTACAGCGGCTTCATACACAGTAACACATGCTTTTGTAGCCGACGCAAATATCGCAACAGCAAACGTGAACGGTGCGACATCAGCCTCAACCGCAGTAGCCCTAGACGGTAACGTGGGTACGATTTCAGTAGGCGACATTGTAACCGGTTCAGGCATCACTGGTGCTACAAGCGGCGTTGTACGGGTGGCTACAGTGGTTTCGCAGGCAAGCATTACGCTAGACACAGCGGTCACGCTAGCCGATGACGCGGTGCTTACCTTTGACGGCTCAAACATCTTGTTTGTGGGTGCGCTGGACGCAAGTAAGACACTTGCGATTGGTGACATCTTCCGTATTAACGCAGGGAACTTGTCAGTCGAGTTGAAGTAATGGCCTTTGTAATCAAGGATCGCGTCAAGGAAACGACAACCACGACAGGCACTGGCACGTTAACTCTTGCCGGTGCCTTAAATGGATTTGATGCGTTTTCCGAAATCGGTGATGGCAATAATACTTATTATGCCTGCGCCGATGGCACGGACTTTGAGGTTGGCATTGGTACATACACTTTGTCCGGCACAACCCTGTCGCGTGACACTGTTCTGGAAAGCAGCAGCACAAAGATTACCGCAGATGTAGACGGCGCGGTTAGTGCTTCGGCCTCTGTTACGGTGGACAATGTGCAGGGTGGTACATTAACTGTTGGTCAGCGTGTGCGTGGCACGGGTATCAGCGGTATTGTGACGATTGCTGGTGTAGCAAGTCAGACAAGCATTACTTTAAGCACGGCGGTAACGCTGGCGGACGACACGGCGCTGACAATTGGCGATGAGAAGATTAACTGGACAGCAGGCACTCGTACAGTTTTTTGTACAATGCCGTCAGAGAAAATGGTTTACAATGATGCTAGTGGCAACGCAGTGAACCTTGTTGAACAAGACCCAAACGCATTGGCGTTTGCAATTGCACTGGGGTAAGAAATGGCAAATACATTTAAAACAGTAACGGACACGGCGGTTGGTACAAGCGCAGCCACCATCTACACTTGCCCCGCCAGTACATCAACGACAATTATCGGCATGAACGTGGCAAACATCCTGTCTACAGGGATTACCGTAGATATCCAGTTTGTAAACAATGACGGCGATAATGTTTACATCGTCAAGGACGCACCAGTTCCGGTTGGGGGCGCTCTTGTTGCCGTAGGTGGAGATCAAAAGATTGTTGTAAACGAGGCCGACTCGATTACTGTGACAGCTTCACAGGCATCAGCCGCTGACGTTACCCTGTCTGTACTGGAGATCACCTAATGGCTCTAAGTAAAGTCGGAAAAAATCAAGTAGATCAGTCCGCTTCCCTTACGGTAGATAGCGACCTCACAGTTGACACCAACACGCTTTACGTTGACAGCACGAACAATCGCGTTGGCGTGGGAACTTCGTCACCGGCTACTGCCCTTGACGTAACTGGTGCAATTACCACTGACGGATTAACGTCTGAAGCTGCTAACGGGACAATTACTAGCAAAGCATCCGGGTCATCTTTCTGTAGTTTCACAGCAAACACAAGCGCAGGAAATAATGCTTATGTATTTTTTCAGCAAGCTGGGACAGAAATGAGCCGAATTACGGCCTTCAATGGAGACGCATTAGCGTTTAGCACGGGTTCTGGGGCGACAGAACGCCTCCAGATTGATTCATCGGGCCGTGTCACGATGTCGTCTCAGCCTAGCTTTAGGGCGTCAGACGCACCTTCACCTTCGACTAATACCCCATATACAAACTTCGGAGCTCTATATCATAACGCTGGCAATCATTTTAACATTACAAACGGTAGATTTACTGCCCCAGTGGCAGGGCGTTACCTTTTTGTTTTAACCGTAGGAAACAACTCTACCTTTGGCGTTGACCTACGATTGAACGCAGGAAGCACAATATGCCGCATAGAGTTTATTAACCCCCCCGGATTTAGTTGGCAAACTGGCGCAGTAATTATTCAACTTTCTGCCAATGACTTTGTTGATGCATATGTCTTTACCGGAACCGCAGCAATGAGTCCCGGAACAGGTAACTTTAGCGGCCATTTATTAGGATAAACAGGAGTAACAAAATGCCTTCAATCACAATCGAAGTAACAGACACTGAACTCAAGTGTATGGAATATGCGGCAGTCAGCCCCCAAGACTGGGCTGATAATGCTGTAACAAACCGCGCCAGAATTGCTGGCGATGAAATCGTGGCGGCTTTGGTAGCCCATTGCAACGCTAACGAGATTGCTATTGCAACTGGCAAGGATGCCCAGATTGCACAGGCTTTTGAGTTGGGTGTAGTACAGACCGCAGCAGAAGCTAACTCACCGGAGTAAATAATGGCATACATAGGCACTCCAGTTCAGCAAGCGTTAACCAAGGTAACGAGTCAGAGCTTTAACGGCACTGGTTCGCAGACCGTGTTTACACTTAACCGCGCCGTTAACACTGGCGAGGAACTGGAGGTATTTGTCAACAACGTCCAGCAGGAGCCGGGAGTTGGCAAGTCGTACACAGCGACTGGCACGACCCTGACCTTTGACGCCGCGCCCTCATCTGGCACAGGTAACATCTATGTTATCTATCGCGGCTTGGCAGAGGTAACGCGCCGCTTAGAGCATGATCCTAATGCCGCCCTTGCCGCTACGACAGGGACGTTTAGTGGCGGAATAACAGTAGACAAAAATGGAGCCACAGTAGCTACTTTTGACAGGGCTACGAGTGATGGCAGCATTGTAGACTTCCAGAAAAGCGGCACCACTGTGGGTAGTATTGCGTCTCGTTCAGGCATAGCCCTTACAGTTAATAGTCAAAGCGGCAACGGCAACCTTGCTTATGGCGGCACAAATTATGTGGAATGGAACAACACTCGTTTAGGCGTTGCTACCGATAACACTATTGATTTAGGTCGTGCCGCTGGAAGATGGAAAGACCTCTACCTATCCGGCGGTGTCTACTTGGGCGGCACTGGTTCGACTAATTATCTGGATGACTACGAAGAAGGCACTTGGACGCCTACCGGTTCAACTAGTGGCGGTACTGCGCCAAGTTTTGAGTCAGTGTCAGGTACATATACTAAGATTGGTAGATTAGTTACAATCAATGCTACTATAATTAACATTACTGCGGGGGACACGACTAACGAACAGGTTCAAGTCGCAGGTTTGCCTTTTACGCCAGATGTGCAAGATGGTTTGGGTGCTTGTAATTTCGGTCAGGTTACAATCACCAGTGCTATTGGCGTAGTTGCACAAGCTAGTTATATTTATGATAGGGTTATATTTTTTATGAATCGTACTAATTTAGGTCGTACAGCAGTAGATAATCAGCACATCAGCAGCGGTGTATCAGACGCGTGGTTTACTATTTCATACATAACAGATCAATAGCCCACTGTATAGCTTTGGGTCGGACAGTCCATCCATAGGAGATAAAAATGGCACTCACTGAAGAGACAATAAACGATAAAATTGAAACCGTTAGTAAAGGTACTTATAAAGTTGTTGGTGTTCGCACAGTAACAATCATCAAAAGAGATGGCGTTGAAATTAGCAAAACATTCCACCGCAAAATTATTTTACCAAACGCTGATACGTCTGGTGAGGATGCAGATGTTAAAGCAATTTGCAACACAGTATTCACGCAAGAGGTTAAGGATGCCTATGCCGCGCATTTAGCGGCGCAGGTTTCACCGGAGTAAATAGATGCCGATAAGCACCATTAATACAAGCAGTATTGCAGATGATGCCGTTACCGTACCAAAGGTAACGGATCAGGTGCTTACGCACAGAAACCTCATCATCAATGGTGCTATGCAGGTGGCACAGCGGGGGACTAGTACAACAAACGCAGCTAATGGAAATTACACGATTGACAGGTTTAGGTTTAGAAAAGCAAACACTGACAATCTTGCTATGAATATTGACCAAGTGGCAGATGCACCAACTGGTCTTGTCAATTCATTAAAGATGACTGTTGGAACAGCAGAAACAGCAATAGATGCTGATGAATATGTGATGCTAACTACATCAATAGAAGCACAGGATATGCAAGTTTCGGCATATGGTACGGCTGACGCTAAAGATTTGAGTCTTTCTTTTTATGTCAAATCATCTGTCACAGGAACATATTGCGTATCACTATATGGTGCGGATTTTTCAACATCACCAGATAGAAGATATTATTCTTCAACATTCACTGTAAATGCTGCAAACACTTGGGAACGAAAATCTGTAACTATATCTGGTAACGTAAATGACGCCATTGCTAATGACAACGGTGAGGGTTTACGCATTGGTTTTCTTGTTGGCGCAGGAACTAACTACACATCTGGTTCTAACAATACTTGGGGTGATATAACAAATTGGGCTGTTGGAGTGTCTACTAATTTTTTAACAACATCCAGCGCAACCTTCCAAATCACAGGCGTCCAGCTAGAAGTAGGCGACACAGCCACGCCGTTTGAGCATCGTAGCTTTGGGGATGAGTTGGCTAGGTGTCAGCGGTATTTTGAAAAGTCTTATGCGTATCAAACCTTAATAGGGTCTAGCACCGGCACTGGTGCTGTCTCTTGTGATTCAGGCATATCTAGCACTGGGTCAAGATATTTTATCTTTTCGGCAAATAACTTCAAAGTCACCAAAAGAACTACCCCGACTTTGACTATTTATAGTCAAGACGGAGTTATAGATACAATTTCAAAATATAACCGTGGACAGTGTAGCGAGTAGATCAGATAGCAGTTTAGGGACTTATATTCAAGGAGCCACTAGCGACAACAGTAACCCCTACAATTTTCACTGGGTAGCTGATGCGGAGTTATGAGCATGAATGAAATGAATATTGAAAGTGCCAAGTACACGATAGACGCAGAGGGCAATAACAACGGAATAAAATCTACAATAGATGGTATTCCAATGTATGTGCCTTTGAATGTTGACAACTGGCACTACGCAGAAATCTTGCGTCAGGTAGAAGCTGGCAC